TGGATTAAAGGAGAATGTGGAAAACCTGGCCGTTGTGACTAAGGGAAACCTTAGGCCACTTTTCATGTTGTGGGGTTTACACCTCTACGTGAAAGTCGTGGGACTTGGTTCAACTTCAAGGTTTAGGAGTGAGATGAGTTCTTTTATCAAATATTTGATTGGGATTCTCGAAACTCAGGGGGTAGGCGCTTTAGTCGTGAGACTAAAGGTGATGTACTTTGTTCTACAGACATTTGTTAGTGGAACAAAGCTTACATCATCGCAGGCCGTTGGCTTGCGCGTTCGCCTGACCTCTGGGCTTCCCTCCTCTTTTCCTAAGAGCGTTCGCATGGCGATACGTTCCAACAACATGTCAGTAATACGATTGTGGAGTTCTATTCTGTATATTTATAAGTCGCTGGAATCTTCTCATAAGATTCCTACTTTTCGCGCAATCGGAAATTTATTCCGTACAGATTATCGCTTTACTTTCGTTAAAACGAGATTTGAGTTCTTCCTCCAGATGGAGGCCAAGTCTTGGTTATCTGACCTGGGAGCTTCTGAACTTCTAAATTCAGATCTGGCCCCTGTTGAGCCTTTTTTGGCAACAACAGCGGGTCCTAACCATTCAACATCCATTGCTTCTTATCCAATTGATACCCTTTATTGGGTTGCAAGAGGATGGAAACTCTCACCTTTGGTGAGTTATATGGACGCTGTTGGAGCAACAACTTTTAAGGCTCGTATTGAGTCTTATGCTGTTGAGATGCTGAAGTTCGTCTTGGATGACGAATGGAAGGAAGCCTGGAAATTATCGTCAGACTTCGGAGACTCGGTTAACTTGGACCCGAAGGTTCTCGCACATTACTTTCCTTCTCACTCTAAACTTGAAGGTCCTAAAGACCGACAGGTTAAGGTGATCCGCCCGTCAGGCGGTAAGCTTTCTCTTATTAAGGAGGCTGCTGGAAAAGTTCGTGTGATAGCCATTCCGGACGCGTTAACGCAGAGTGTTCTAAAACCGATGCATCGAGTACTGTTTGACATACTACGTATGTTGCCGTCTGACGCGACTTTCGACCAACAGGGATCACTTCGATCCTTTGCTGAGTCTGGTCATAAGGATATTTTTTCTTATGACTTGAAAGCTGCGACAGATACAATACCTATGGTGTTGTATACTTCTATGTTATCTTCTCTTTTTGGAACTGAGATCTCCGAAGCATGGACATCCCTACTTCGTGATCGAACATGGTCTCTTCCTTTTTGGCAGAAAACTGTCAATGGAAAAGAAACAGTGTTCCCACTGAGTTTCACGGATTCTAACGGAAATCGTTCGAATTCTGTGAGGTATGCTCGTGGTCAGCCTATGGGTGTCTTGTCTTCTTGGGGTGCATTAGCTCTTCTACATCATTTTGTAGTTCAGTTTAGTGCATTCCTTGTTGGTAAGTATCCGTATTATGATTATCGAGTTCTTGGTGATGACATTGTTATCGCTGGAAAGGATGTCGCCAAATCTTATTTGGAAACATGTTCCTACTTAGGAATTAAGGTGGGGTTGGAGAAATCCTTTTCTTCGGAGAAGGGTTTTATCAACTTTGCTGGACAATCCTACTTAGGACTTTCGAATATATCGCCGATTTCCTTTAAACAGGAGATGGCGGCTAATGACGGCTTTGGTCGTCTTAGTTTAGTTTCTCAGGCAGTTGCCCGAGGCTGGATATCTTTGGATTCCAATAATTTTATGTCGGCATGCTTACGATACATGCTTCCTCCTCTGTATGTTAATCAGATAGAGGTGTCAAGGAAGGTAGGGAAGGTCCATGATGCTGCGGTAAGTTCTTCTAGTTTAATCTTCCGAAGTATTCTCGAGGGTGGTTTACCCTTGTTGAATCCTTTAGGAGGACCTACACTTTCAGTTGTTAGTTCTGGAATGTTATTTCCAGGGCTGCAACTGTTGTGTAATAGTCTAGAAGTCCTTGCCGAGCGCAGTCCTGAAAGGGACTGGGCGGCACGGGAGAATTTGTTTCGGCTTATCCTTCGTCAGATCGATAAGCTTGAGCAAGCTCTTGAGCTGCGCTTGGAAGAGTGTGAGAAAATCTCACCTCAATATGGTTTTGTACGTTTTCTGTGGCCTTACCAGATTAGTGTTCGTGGTAAGGGTGATGTAGATTTATCATTTACTTTGCCCTTGCTTGAGCGCTTTTCCGATGAGGCCTCAGAGGCGTTGGACGATATTGTTGTGGGATTGAATAACATTCGATTTATTTGTTCTGGAGTAAGACTCGAGTTACCTCTCATTGTTGAAGAGGGATCTCTTGATGATTTGTTTATTGGCTACCAGCGTCTCCTCTCTCTTGAGAGTGAGATTACTGGGAAATCTTTATCAAACATTGGGATCTTCCTTGAAGACCCTGAGAAGAGTGGTGATAACACACTGCTTCACGAGTTACTGCTTCAGGCAGCTGATTTATCTGAATTAGATAGATTAGGTGTTGAAGATCATATCTTCCCTGATTCGCTTGGGTTGAATCTTGTTCGGATGAGCCATTCTATTCGATTGGCTTCTCTCGCACAACAGACACACCAGGGTTCTCAGTCCGAGAGATAGATTCGGATTTCTCTATACTCGAATACCTCATTCCCCGGTTACCTTTGAGGGCCAGGTTCAATCCCTGGGAGAACAGGTTCATTCTCTGTAATGGATGCCTTTACGCTAAGGAGAAAGCGTGTGGTTCCCGTGTCCAGAAGCGGGACGTCTTGGCGTTACCAAGAGTCGGGTAGTACTTAACTACTGGCACTGTGATATGGATCGCTGCGAGACCCC